CAAGAAACACTATCCGTTTCTTGTAACCAGGTTTCTTATCAAGTGTGGCAGATAACACATTGTCATTCAGCATTGTTCCAAACAATGATACAGCATCTACCCATTCAGCGCAACGAATAGCACTGAGTAAGTCTTCCACAAACACCACAACGTTACTGTCACCGGTACGACATTTTATAATGTAACCGTCACCGTTACTAAAGTTATCGTGCATAACCGTGTAGTATTTAGGATACTTGGTGTCACCAAACGATCTCCTAATAACTCTGCACAACGTAGCACCAGAATAAACAGGCAAAAGTACATAATTATCATCAGTATAAAAAGTAAGTCCGTATTGATTTATATCATGTTGCTTCAAGTGTGCTCTAGATACCCAAGCTTTTGCTTCCGGTGACCACTTAGACAGTGATGTACTACCACCTTGAGGCATACGTTTAAGGGCTGTCTTGCGTCGTTTAGGACGTATTACGCGCTTTTTCCCGTTGTGCTTGTCGTCCGCATCAGAGTAGCGACCACTGCGCTCACAATGAAAACAATGAGCAAGGATAGTACCGTCAGATTTCCGTGTAATGTACAGCTTATCGTTTCTACGCTCCCTCCTACAATGATGTATGTTTACGGTCTCATCAGGTCCGTCAGGAGCAAACGGAACATACTCCTCGTACCTTAACTTTTTCTTCTCGTTCATAACGATTCGCTCTCACTTGTTAAAGTGTCTGTAACAACTTCGTTGTCGTGCAAAGAGTCCATAACAATTATCCTGCAATGTAGACACAAATCCTCCCACTGTTCCCTGTCAACATGCCACCATATTTCCTCTGGTTCCATTACAGAATCACAAGCCCGACAGCGCATTGTGTTACCAGTTTTCTCCGAACACCGTTCTATAATGGTTGTTCAGAGTAGCCAGTTCGCCATCGTCTTTAAATTTGCGACGGAAACAAATGTCAAGAGACCGCTTGACGTCTTGGAAAAGTAACGCCTTTTCACTCCAAGATATAAGTGTTCTTGGGGACATGGTTAGACTAAGATCCCCGTTGATATAATTTTCACGTACAAGATTTGCAAATGACACCATGTTTCTTGTAATGGTGGCGTGCATCTCAGGAAACCTGTATTTTAACATAACACACTCCCTTTTCTTATCTAAATAAGTTAGAAAAATAATAGTCTGGAACCTATCCAATGTTGACGTATTCTGCACATGAACTCCAGCAAAAGCTCCAGACTGATCTCCTAACCCTCCGGTATTATCGGAATACACAATTCTAAATCGTGCGTCCGGCTTTACAATCTTATCTCTAAATTGTCCAGCTTTGTCAGACAATACTAAAACACCGTCATCCTCCAACAGAGAGTTCATACCAATTTGTATCTCTGGGGGTGTTGCAAATGGTTCGTCGAAATTAAGTACAGCTCCACCCCTAGCACCTTCGGTTACAATACCATCGTTCCACTTGTACACGTTGAGTTTAGTTTCCTCATCAATCTCAACGGAAGGCTGACCAAATATGGGACCACTTTCCATGTCCCCTCGTCCGTTAATCCTAATGTAAGGTCTGTTCACCATAGCCGAGGCGTACTCTACAAGAGACGTCTTACCACTTCCTGTTGGTCCGTATATCAGCACTGGTTCTGCCAGATGCCACCCCACAAGGAGCGAGTACAAAGCCATAGGGTCGGGATGGTACAAAGGATTGAACTTGGGTATAAATGCTCGCATGTTCTCTGACCAATCATCTGGTTTGAATATCTCCACGGGGATATCTGGCATCCCCTTTGGAGGTTTATGACCAACTACCGATGTGTAACTTGTGCCCGTTATATCTGCATCGGATGCTGTGAAATATTCGTTAGGACCTTTGCTCTCATCCAACACTTCCTTGATTCCGAACAAATCTTGCATAATCTCTTGTTCTGCTGGCGTAAAAGTATCTGCCACTATATTCTCCTGTTGCTATAACAAGTTATAGAATTTTACTGCGAATCACATCCAATAGTGCATCTTCCAACTCGTGAGCTTCCCTAATACTACGACACTCTTTATATATACGGTGCACGTTTCTATCCTTAATACCTATACCGTATATGTTAATTGTAGGGTCTCGTTCTATGTCCATGACGACATCCCTGGTAAATTGATCAATGTCTCCACCCTTACCTCCCGCTGGTTGTCCATCTGATAACACAATAAGTATCTTTAATAATTCTGGACGATTTCTTAATCTGTTCGTAGCCCATAGTATACTATCTCCATCAGCATTACTACTCATACCTGTACTTGCGTGTTTAAGATATGTACGTGTTCTGTTTATATCTGCAAATTTACCGAATGGTTTAAATATATAGTGAACACAGTCGCTCCAATCAGTAAACCCTAATAACTCATGCTGTATGTCAATTGATTGTAGTAACTCACTAAGAAGCAACAGTGCTGTTCCTCCGTGCTCAAACTTATCTCCGCTCATAGACCCCGAGCAATCTAACAACACAGACACAGCAGTGTTGTGTATATCACTAACTATTTTCTTTTTAAATATTCTATCACTATAACCTTGTATGTTTAACGCAGTCCTGTACAAGTTTTTTGCGTGTAACTTTCCCTTTTTCTGACCGTACACATAGTTAGACCTAGCTTTTATCTTAAATAATCTTTGTAACTTTTTAGATAATTTGGTTCCAGAACTGGTTTGAAATCTATACTTGTATGATGATCCGCCCAACTCTCCGTTCATCAGTTTTCTATACTTTTTGTGTTTATTTCTATCACTTGCTGCACCACGAGCAACGTCACTCCAAAAATCCAATTCTGCTATCTCGTGTGGAGCGTATGGGTGGTACTTTTCGTAAGTTTTTTCTGCATCATAATTGATGTGTATTACACCATATCCACGGTTCACTGCGTCACTATCGTGAGTGTGTTTCATCAACTCTTCGTAATCTATTTCTACTTCATACTTTATTGCGGGGGATTCCATTTCCTGTGTATCCTGCTCTCCCGGTGAGGATTCACCGTCATCTTTGGAAGGTGCAGTGTCATCTTGCTTTTGGGTTTCCCCAGGTTCCCCGCTGGATTTGTGACCTTTAGGTGTACACGTAGCTTTTTTCTCGTCATCGTTTAATTTGAAAACTTCATCCATTATACGTTGGGACAGTTTGTACTTTTCTATAGACGCACTACTACCGTGTTCTTCCACGTTGCAGTCATTGTCCAATACCCACCCGTAATCTCCAGATATCATTGTATCTAACCACTCCAGAGACTGGTCCTTAAGGAACTTTTTTCCTGTCTCCGACAACCCTTCGCATGTGTGCATCCAATCTTCACGACAACGTGTTTCCCACACAATCAACACTTCCAATGCCTGTCTTAATTTCTCACTGAGTTCATTAGGACATTCTGGTCTGTTGATTCCAAAATTTCCTTCAACCTCACTTTTTATAGCGTAGGCATGGTGCTCGCTAAGAAACTTTCTTCTGCCTGCATACACGTCGAAGTTATTTCGTTCCTGGCAGTAGTCAGCGATTAGGTTGAAAACCAGTCCCTCAAATGTGGAGGTGTCTATATTTTCCTGTCTCATCACATCGAAGTCTGCAAGGCAATCGGGATCTGAGTGTCCTATCTCGTGATATAACACTCCGTACCAACTTACCCACTCTTCTTGAGACATACCGTAATGAGGTTGATAGTGTTTGATTGTGACACCATCCGTATGGGGAACCTTAACATCAGGATCTAATTCAACTTGCATCACAGGATTACCTGTTATAGCTCTTGCTGCCTTCGTACACGCCTGCAAGTGAGCGTAATAATCTAAAGGCATCCACTTAGTATTGTTCATCAAATGTTCCTATTGAATATAACACTGTTTGTACCGTTTCCCTGTTAGTGCGTTGTACAAGAACAGATTCCTGCGACCTATGACAAACACAAACGGAGAATCAACTTCATCTGTACTAGACTCAATCAATGCCTGTACTGCGTGGTTTAACTTGCTATACGCAGTCGTGTTCTGGCTGTCAGCGTAATCGAGAAGAAAAGTAAATCTCGACATCGAGCTATAACTTGTTATAGACTTTTCTAAGGTAGTCATATTTCACCGTAATGGTCATTGTCCAGGTGCCATCTATATCAATATAAATGTCATCAACAAAGTCTGATCCAGATTCCACGTCACACCCCGCTTTTTCCAATGATGCAACTATTATATCACGTATTTCCCTATCATTCAATTTTTTCTCAGCGTTCATGTGTAGAAATTCCGCCTAAAAATCTGCGCATTCAGCTTACCCGCACACACACGAAACCCGATACTTTTCGACGGTGTATTGTCCTTCGGACACCGTGCAGTAGCCTTAGCTGCAACAATACCGGTGGTTTTGCATACCAATTCCCCCTCAGTAATCCAGCGGTGATTGGGGTACTCGTGGTTAGACAAATCCGCATTATTTATGTGGCGAATTCTACGCTTGTATCTTTGAGGAATCACGTACGGATCTATTTTAGCCATCGACTGCTTCCCACTCTTCCGCATTGTTATCAGTTATGTATTCATATCCGTACAACCCAATTTTAATTGGGATTTTAAACTCGGTTGGTCTGGTCTTCCAGGTTTTAGTCATGCCATTTCTACGTGCCCGGAGTCTGCTTCCATCCGCATTTTTCCTGACCGTGTGCTCAAATCTACTTCGTGAAATAGATTGTATCAATGTAACCATCGTCGTTCTCCTAACCTATAACTTGTTATAGTCAAAAGTCTCGTAGCCAGTACGGAACAAATACATATGGTCCCCCAGGAACACTGGGACTTGTAGTGATGTATATCACGGGGTTCTTCTTAGAATCTCGTTCTAAACGCAAGGCGAATCTTACATCTTGCTTGTTCGATTTCCTATAACCCCTATATTTCAAGTAGAAATTCGCTAATCTTGCGTATGGTTTCTGTCTCATCATTTTGATTCATGTTGCTCGATACATGTACGAAAAAATCTATCCGATGTTTCAGGGCGACAACTCAATTCCTCTATGGCTTTCATAAAAGCCTGTACTATTCTATACCATTGTGTATGATTGTTTCCTCCTAGATTTGCAGGACGAGTCTTACACAAGATGCGTGCGACATCAGATCTAGAGAATACATTATTCATCGTTTACATCCCCTATGTTGGTTACATCACATTTATGCACTGATTGCACCCAATTGTGCTCAACATCACGTACTTCGTACATCCCATCTTCTGCATTGTGTTCCTCGATGATTCCATCACGTGTTAATCGTTTGTACCCAGCAATGGGCAAATCAACGGACGTGTAAAGGCCACCGATACGACCGTAACTATCAACTGGAAAACTAAGAGTGTATTTGCAACGTTTCATTTTATTTACTTCCAGTTTTGGAGGGAAAATTATTAACTACAAGCGCATCTAGAAATTGTTGGTCGACAATTGACACGTATGCGTTAGCTGGCAACCACTTGTTAATGTGTCTTGTGGTTGTCTTACTATAATGCTGCACAGTCCGAGAATAGTTTGTGTCCACTCGTGCAGCTACGGGAATGTCGTAACTGAAAAGCACAACAACAGTATCAGCCTCATTAGTCAACTCTGTTTCGTTGTTACCTATCTGGTTTCGTTTCACAATGAACCTCATCTATAACAGGTTATAGATTCCCTTTACCAAGTTAACCACTACTACTGTCGATATCAGTAGGAATGGTGCCACTACAGTTACAAACAATATCCAAAGCACTGCTTCTTCTGTCCTATCCATTTTATTATTTCCTGTAGTCTAGAACATGTTATAGATTGGTTGTGGTCACAAACCTAGAAACTTTTCCAACCTATATAGTAAGTATAGCACAATGCACGTTCAGAGTCAACATTGTTTCCCCCTAGATGTTTATTTCCTACCGTTGTTTATTTCCCCTCGCGTATTATTATTTTAATGAACGCGCAGCGCGTACGCACGCACGAGATACTGATCTATAACGTGTTATAGGTTTGCGTAAATGAGAATCATTCAAGGTTAAATTTTAGATAAAAAAAAGGCACTCTCGCGAGTGCCTTGAAGTGCTGCCGGGGAGTTAACTTACTTGGATATTTCACCTGCTCGCTTCGCTTCACCAATTGCTTTGCCTTCTGTGAACTTGTTGGTAATTCTCAACAGAATTGCATCAGCTTTGTCACCCTTTCCAGCTGCGTACGCACCTTTTGCCGTATCTCCAATCCATGCAAGAATCTCGTTGATTGTGATTGCTCTAGGCGTATCGTCGTCGACTTTGGGCCTGTTGCCTTCAGGTCTCGGCGCAGGTGCTTTTAGACCTTTACGCACGCAAACGTGGCCAGTAGTACCGTCGTCTAGTTTACCTCTGACTACCCGTAACACGCTTCCGTTGGGAAAGTCGGTGGTTGCAGGTTTAAACGACATCCGTTGCAAATTCATGTTGATTTTAGCGCCAATCTTCCATTGTGCCGCACTCTGAGCCGACTTGCCTTTACGCTCACGTTGCTCAATGAACTCCGGATGTATCAGCGTATCAGCGTGACCTAGCGCGTACATGTGTGCGAAAGCTTCAAGTGCATTGGGATCATTCTCATACGTGTTTCGCATTGAGTCCATGCATGTGGTTTCCGCTTCGCCAATTGCCTTGAATTCCGAATACAACCTTGTGCCAGTTTCGATTGGATCAGGTGCGTTTCTAACCACGTTAACAGACGTGCCAACGTCTATTTGCGTAACCGCATCGGATAGCTTTGTTTCGGTTTTCAATGGTTTACGTGTACCACTAGATCGCTGCGATGTTTTGCTTTGCTTAGCCATTTTAAACTCCAATGATTGCGATTCTGTTCCAACGCCAAGACGCGACAACGCGCGCTGATTCGCGTGTGGGTTACAGAATCTGATTGTGAAAGAACCACTACTCGGGTTGGAAGCTAATCCGCGTTTGTTGCTACGCGACTGTCGCTTGGTCCGTCACCCGTCGCACGCCATCGTGCGAGTTACTGCAACTACTCTTATCAGTATAGGTGGGATTCGCTGATATACAAGCTATTACGTGAAATGGATTTAAATTGGTTTAATCGCCTATAACGAGTTATAGATTGAGTTGGTTATTTTTTAACCAATCGCTAGCTTGTTAACACAACTATCCACCGACTATCAGTTACTGTTTATTACGTTCACACTGTGAACGTTATCATCTTTTAAAAGATGATAACGGTTTACTAGTTACTTAGTAAACTAACGTAACCGTACGCGCGTACGTACGCACACGTACACGTACGCGCACACGTGCGTGAATGGTGTCCGTTGTTCTTTCCTTTCCCAGCTATACTACAACCAATAGTGAACCATTGGTGTACCAATATGTACCAGACGCTGTGCTTGTACCAATGTTGGACCATTGTGTGTACCAATGTTGTCCAGCATTGTACCAATATGTGTACCAATGTGGTCCAAATATGTACCGATTTCCTGGGGGGGCCCCCCCTAGATGCCCGCGCACTAGTACTAGTACTGACACACATGTACTAAAAACAGGATTTTAGGGGTAACGTAACCTATTGATTTTATTGGGGGAGTAAACTGCTTTGTACGCTCTTTGCTATTTTTCTCAAAACATGGTATAATATAAGCACGTAGTGCAAATAAAAATAACAATAGTTATAAATATAATAACTTAAAACATAATTACATCTATAACTAGTTATAGATGTTGTATTGTCCAAATAGGATAATTGTTATTATGCCCAGTAAGAAACTACGCCCGGGAGATTCGGGCTACAAATCCCCGGGAAGACCGTCAGGTTCTAAAAACATGAAAACGCTCCTTGACGAAGCGGTTCGTTCTAAATCGGAGCACATCATGATGCAACATTTTCCCAAGATAGTGGAAATTATCTGTGAAAAGGCTGCAAAAGGCGATTTGAAAGCGGCAAAAATGATAATGGATAGGGTAATCCCGGCGAGAAAGGCCATAGAGCACCACGGGACACAAGATTTTGGAAAAGACGGAATCCAAATAATCATCAACACCGTCGAAGGAGACCCGAAACCTAAATTAGTGGGTCAAAAAACAACCAACGATACGGAGAAATTAGAAAATGCCCAGTAAAATGAAATATCAGACAAGTACCGATAAATCCACGTCGTCTGGAACCAATAGCGGCGTAAAATCTCCGCGTGATTGGAAGGCTCCAGGCATCAGTCCCAGCCCCACAGCGGCTAGCGCAAAGAATAAAAGCGGAAAACCCGGCAGCAACGACTAACGTGTCGCACAGGAAATCAGAAACTATAGAGGTTGATGGTCTTTATTACAATGTAACGACATCTACCAATAAAGCTAGGGAAAAGGAGATTAGAGCTTTGGTGCGAGGTGGCAAGGGGTTTCCTACACTAGCCGCAGCTGTAGCACAGTCCAAACGGCGGAGTGACCGTGAAATACCTCCGGGATACAGAAAAAGAAACAAGACTAATTAGTGAAAGTTATCCAACTTGCTTGCGGGAACCAACATTCTTGGCGTTGCAACAAGACGTTGATTCGACATGCAAGGAGCACGCAATGAGTTCCACCACGGAACTTTCCCGCTAGTTCATTTGTAGGAGAAGCTATTATGAATTGGATTATCTTGGACGGGATGGATTGGGCTAAACAGAGATTATGTGAACCCTCCACTTGGGCAGGAATTGGTTGCGCCTTAGTGGGACTTGGAGTCGTTTGTCAAAACGAGGTGGCTATTTTTGTCGGAATGGCTGTAGGTGGCATTGCCATGTTAGTTAGGGAAAAGGGCAAGAAATAGTGCCTTTTGCAACATTATTGCCTAGTATTTTACCGTTGGTAGGGGAAGTACTAGACAGATTCTTTCCCAACAAGGAGGAGAAGGAAAAGGCAAAGCGAGAGATTGAGGCGCGTTTGTCCCAACATCTCACACAGATTGACCTTGCACAAATACAAGTCAACCGTCAAGAAGCGGTACACAGAAACATTTTTGTTGCAGGTTGGCGTCCTTTTATTGGATGGTCTTGTGGATTGGCGCTGTTCTACACCTATCTTGCTCAGCCGGTGTTGACTTTTGTATTGGTTCAACGAGGGCAGTATGTGGATCTCCCCCCCGTGGATTTGGGGGCAATGATGCCTGTTCTACTTGGAATGCTTGGATTGGGCGGTTTACGTACTTGGGAAAAGTACAAAGGTATTGCTAAGTAAGGCATGGATTATTGCAATTTAACTTCACTTTACACCCAGGCCAAGAAGAAGTTTTTAGAGATCCCTCAAGATTTAAGGTGGTGGTCGCGGGAAGACGCTGGGGCAAATCAGAACTGGCTTGTATTAACCTCTTGATTGAAGCGTTGAAACCACAAAATGAATTTGGCTACGATCTCCTTGATAAGGACGTTTTCTACGTGGCCCCCACCTTTCAACAAGCAAAAGATGCGGTGTGGAGAAAACTAAAGAAGTTGGCGGATGGTATGTATGATTCAGCATTGGAGAATACTGCCCAGTTGAGGCTTAAGAACGGCAGAGTCATTCACTTGAAAGGTTCGGATAAACCAGATACGTTAAGAGGAGTCGGTTTGTCGTTTGTGGTACTTGACGAGTTCGCCACCATGAAACCGGAAACGTGGGAAGAAATTATCCAACCCACGCTAACAGACGTTAAGGGCAAAGCCCTATTTATAGGAACCCCGGCAGGAAAGAATCACTTTTACGACCTTTGGATAGAAGCAAAAGACGAAGAAGACTGGACGTCGTTCGAATATCGATCCATTGACAACCCATTTCTCGATAGCGAGGAGGTTGAAAAG